GAGCTATTCAAACTAGTAGAGGTCCAATAGGTGTTATTAGAGAAGATTTCAGGCAACTAACTCCCGCTGTGCAATTCTTAGGTGACACTACGCGTCTTCTTGGAAAAGACTTTGGTAAGGTTTTTGATGCAATTGGAGGTATAGGTACTAGAGTATTTAATCAATTCAAAGATGCTATTGACGGTGTAAAGGGTAAAACTGACGCGGTAAATAATTTCCTCTCTGGTATCCCGGGCTTGTCTTTACTATCAGGCTCAAAACTTGATGAGCTAAAAGGGAAAGTGCAAGGTGTCGCTAACACACTTACTCAGCAAAAATCAGCGGGATTTCTCGACACACTTAACGACAAAATGAAAAGCCTTTCTTCAGGTGCTCTCAAAGGGATTACAGATGATATAGGGCGATTTGGACAACATGTTAATGACTTTGCCAACTATCTATCCCACGTGGATACAAAGCCTTTCGTTGATGGCATTATTCAGGTTGGAGGCGCATTTAAAAATATTGCATCACTTCAATGGGATCAATTCAAGACGGTACTAAAGGATATTGGAGAAGATGCAAAACAGGTAGGTGGATGGTTCCTCTCAAGTGTTGTTCCTGCCATGAAACAGGCTGCTCCTGGATTTGCAAGCCTTGGAATGACCATGCTTACTACTGTCATTCCTGCCTTCATTCAAGTGCGTGGAGTAGTGATAGATGTCATTCAACATGCTTTTGAGAAGTTTGCTCCTATTATCGAGCAAATAGTTCCTCCTTTGATCCGTTTTGCTGGCATTCTTGCAAAAGATGTATCAGACGGTCTTCAGTTCATTATGCCATATGTTATTCAAGCAACGACAGCAATAGGCAGGTTTGCAGATGAAATTATAGATAGAGTAGCACCTATTGTTTCAGGATGGATTAAAGCTCTTACACCATTAGTGCAAATGTTCATGGATAACTGGAATAAGAATTGGCCTTTGACGTTGGCATTGCTTCAAAGTGTGTGGGGGATGATTGTTGGTGTTGTACAGGTGGCATGGGCAATAGTTTCAGGCATTATCAAAATCGGTCTAGATATCCTAGGAGGCAACTGGAAACAAGCATGGACTGATTTTAGTGATATGTTAGGAGGCATATGGGATGGAATAAAAACATATCTCAAAGGCGCATGGGATGGTATTAGAGCACTTGTAGGTGCTGCATTTGGTAAGCTTGGTACTGACGCGATGGATGCGGGAGGCAACATCATCAAACAGCTTGCAGCAGGTATTACGGGTGCCCTCAATTTTGTGAGTGATGCAATTAAAAGTGTTACACAATTCATTTCCGATCATCTCCCTCACTCACCTGCAAAAATCGGGCCTTTGAGAGATCTTATGCTCCAAGGTTCGATGATACCGGATCAAATTGCTCAAGGCATGCTAGGCAACCAATCCAAGCTCAATTCTGCAATTGCACAACTAGCAAAGCCTATCAGTGCTAGCTTGAATTTGAGATCATCATCCTATCCGTCAGGGACCTCTAACAATTCAGCAGCTATCCTTGCAGCAGTTGCATCTAGTACTAGCAGCAGTGGCAACAATAATCAAAATGCTGAATTTCATATCTATCTCGATAGTAAAGAAATTACAGCAAAAGTTGGAAATAACATGGCGTCTGCAATAAGGGCCAAGGGGGTTCGTAACAGATGACAGTTACAAATCTCACACTCACAATTGCAGGAAGCACCTACCCTATCCTCAACGATGGATCATTCAAACTGTCATCAAAGATTGATGAAACATCAGAACTAGACGTAACTGTACTTGATACAAATAGTGCATACTTATTCCAGAAGGGTCAGCAAGTTACGCTTGCTGATACATTGCAAGGCACGCTCTTTACAGGATTTGTTAGCACATCACAAATAACAAAATCACCTGGAACATCTTCAGTGCGGTATCATCAACTTGTGTGTATCGATAATCACTTTATAGCAATCAAGAGAACAAGCAATAGGGTCTATAACAATCAATATGCTGGTGTGATAGTAGCTGGCATGGTGAATGATGTACTATCAGCAGAAGGTGTAACAGCCAACTATGCTATACGAGAGGACAATTCACAAGCTGAGTTTGGGCAAGGGACCCTAAGTGGCACAATGGCTACTCCAAATCTGGGAGGCGATTTAGAGCTTGGCTTGGCTGGGAGTGTAGTCAACATCATTGAGGATACGACTAGCAACTTTGGGACAGGCACTTTAAACAATACAAACAATTCAAGCAATAGCCTTTTACCAACTGCTACAACCGCAATAAAGATACAAGGCACTGAATCGATAACCAATGACTCAAACGCATATGCATATGTACAAATATGGACAGGTTCAATAGGCATTATTTCAGGCAGATACCTAGAATATGATATCTGGATTGACTCTAGTTCTCCTACAGGTCAAATAGGCGTTGATTTTGTCTGCACAGACGGCACTACACTTAGAGACAATTCTACCTTTAATGACGCGCATAACCTCAAGCCTCATCCAAATACAGATATTTCAAACTATGCCTTTGATCAGTGGTACCATCGCAAATTTGAGATAGATAACCTATCAGGCAAAACAATTGCCTATGTGACTGTTGCCATTGAAGGTGATAAAACAGGTACATATACAGGATATATTAAAAATATCTACGAGACTAATGGATCTGGAACAAATATTAATACTTTCTATGCTGGATCATTAAATGTCAATCCGCCCAAGCAGATGCAAAACAACGGTTTTAGTACCGTTAGCGTAACATCCGTTCCTACCTATGATTGCACAAGCCAAACTACTAATCGCATAAGCGGATCTTATGGCGTGAGTAGCGTCAATCTCCTAAGAAGCTCATTTGTTACTTACGAAACGACTCTACCAACGAATACAGATTTCATGCTTGAATACTCTCTAGATGGCGGGAATAGCTACATTGAATGCACAAACAATGCCGCACTCCCAAATCTACCAGCAGGAACGTCTCTTTCAGGATTATCTATCCAGTTCAGGGAGACTTTCATCCAGAGTAAAGGCGCCAGTCCTGAGCAAGCCCCTACACTCAATAGCTTGCAATTAGTGCTTAATCCTTCTTATACTGCTACTAAGTCCGATGTGGTGCTTAATGCCACAACAAATACACAATGGAATGCAGGCACATTAACAAATACTCAAAGCGTAAACAATGTTCTTGGTTTATTGGGCGCTGTTCGCAACTGGCATGGAGCAGACCTAACTAACATGACCGTGTTTGGGGACGGAGCAACAGGACCGGGTCCGACGACGGTCCACCAGCTTGTGAATTATGACGACCTGTGGATGGTAACTGGTATATCGATGGAAGGTCGCACGTACTTTACATTTGCAGGTCAATGGGCAAATGGATGTATAGAAGGTGATATCTACGTTGATGTAACATCGGCATCAACCGGATTTTTCTACCGTACTACCGGTCAGTCAAACTATGATGCAAATTGCGCTTATTATGTCCAAATCAATCCTACTACTATCTCACTGCAAAGAGGCTCAAATAGCTCAGCAGCATCAACCGGCACAAGAACACAGGTAGCAACGGCAAGTATCACAGTAACAGGCACGGTATTCCATCATTTCAAAGTCGTGTTTAATGGATCAACGCACACGATATATATGGATGACGTGCAAATTATATCAGCAACAGATAGCACATACACAGCACAGGGATATTGTGGTTATCGAGTAACGAATGGGAGTGCAAGTGCAGGCTACCAAGGTCAGCTAAACAACTTTGGGATTGCAGTGGTAGGGCTGAGCGGGACGTGGGTCTCTCCTTCCACATCTTTGACAAGCGCCGGGACGTACGGCGGGGCTGTTGTCACATGGGAAGACGTGTCAATCGGGTCACAATCCACAAGTATCCTAGTCGAGTCCACCACAAACGGCGGAAGTAGTTGGCAAACCGTGACTAATGGAGGTGGCATATCAAGCCTTACACTAGGGCAGTCACTCTCAGGAGTTAGTCTAAAACTCAGAGTCACACTAACAACTGCTAGTGCCTCTTGTATGCCTCAAATCCAATACTTGGTATGTCGTGTCTTGGGTGGTTTTAGCTCATCAGGAACGAGAATATCTCCAGTACTCTCATTAGCTCCAGCCCTCATAGCTGGCTCTACAGTGGTCAACTGGAGTGCCGTCACCCCTAACAATACGAGCGTAGCAGTTGCTACATCTCCAGACGGTAGCACCTGGACAAGTGTAGGCAATGGCAACCCTATTGCAGGAATTACCGCACAGCCTTTAGCATCTCTAGATACTTTTGCAGCAAACTCTAGTGCCAACTACACGAACACAAACAGGACCGGAGGATCAGTAGGAGCGTGGGTATGGGATACCACAAATAGCCGTGTAACCGTTTCGGGTGGCACAAATGCACTTTTGCTCTACTCTCCTGTATGGTTCAATACTTCATATCTCAATAAGAAGCAAATTATCATTAATCATGCAAAAGTTGTAGGCGGCGCTGATCTTACAAGCTTTCCTGTGCCAATCGCCATGATCGATTCTGATCTTCGGACAGTTGCCAACGGAGGAAGTGTTCAGAACTCGAGCGGCTTTGACATCATATTCGTCAATAGCGCTGAAACGACAAAGTTAGATCATGAAATAGAAAACTACGTTTCTTCAACTGGCGAGATTGAGATGTGGGTAAGAATACCTACACTATCACATACCACTGATACTGTTATATACATGTACTTCAACAACGCCTCAATCTCGACTACTCAGGAGAATGCTACTGGAGTCTGGGACTCGAACCACAAAGCTGTCTGGCATATGGATGCTGCAACGGGTAGCAACCAAGCAGACTCAACGACTAATGCGATAACAGCTACTCAGCACAATAGCCCGATCCAAGGTACAGGACAGATTGACGGTGCTCTTGAGTTTGATGGGTCAACACAG